GACAGATAAAAAAGTATTAATATCTACATGGCAAAGTTTATACAAATTACCGAAATTATATTTTGAACAATTTGGTGCTGTATTTGGTGATGAGGCACACTTATTTAAATCAAAATCATTAACAGAAATTATGACCAAACTTATTGATTGTAAATATCGTATTGGTCTTACAGGTACATTAGATGGTGCTCATACACATAAACTAGTATTAGAAGGTTTATTTGGTGCCGTAAACAAAGTCACATCTACTAAAAAGCTAATTGATAAAAAACAATTAAGTAACCTGGCGGTCAGATGCTTGATTCTTAAACATAGTGAAGCCAATGCTAAAATGGTAGCAAATGGTAAGTATCAAGATGAAATAGATCATTTAGTTTCTAGTAAACCAAGAAACAACTTTATTAAAAATTTGGCACTTAAAATAAAAGGAAATACTTTAATATTATTTCAGTTAGTAGAAAAACACGGAAAGGGATTATATGAACTTATTGAAAATAAATCGGGAAAAGATAGAGAAGTCTTTTTTGTCTATGGTGGAGTGGACGCGGAACAGCGTGAAAAAGTTAGAGAGATTACCGAAAAAAGCAACAACGCTATTATCGTTGCAAGTTATGGGACTTTCAGTACAGGCATTAATATACGGAACTTGCATAACATTATTTTTGCTAGTCCTAGTAAGTCTAGGATAAGAAATCTACAATCTATTGGTAGAGGATTAAGATTAGGCGACAATAAAGTTAATGCGACACTATACGACATAGCAGATGATTTGCAATACAAGTCAAAAGAAAATTTTACCTTAAAGCACTTCCAAGAAAGAATAAATATATACACAGAGGAAGAATTTGATTACGAAATACATAATATTAACCTAAAGGACTAAATAGTTATATGGATAATAATACCGATTATCGTATGGTCAAATTAACTGATGGTACTACTATTATGGGTAGCATTACAGTTGATAAAGATTTCCTACGAATCACAAACGCATTAGAATTACACACGGTACAAAGAGAAACGGAATTTGGTATGAAGGACGATTCTACTTTAGCGCCTTGGCTACCCTTTACGGATGATAAAACATTTGTGATACCTAGAGATAAAATTTTAGTAATCACCCAAGCGGACAAACACATTTCACATTATTACGAAGTTATACTAGATAAACTAACTAAAGCAAAACAAAATGCCAAACCTGTTCTATCTGCTGAAGAAATGGAAAAGATTTACAAGTTAGCAGATCAAATGGACAAAATGCATAAAGATGAAGATATGAGGTGGCGTGAAGAAGATTTGATTGATTTATTTGGAAAGAAAACTATACATTAAAATATATGCTAGCTAGGTGGTCTCTCAAGCGACTACATAGTCAGTATAACATACAATCCCAAATCCGTCAAGCATTTCAAAAAAATAATTCAAAAGCTTTACATTTTATAGCAAAAATGTTATAATGATTATATAATCAAGAAAGAAAATTATGAGTGAAAAACTAAAAGCAAAACAGAAACCTCATTATGTAGATAATAAGAAGTTTCTTGTAGCAATGACCGAATGGCGTTTAAAGTACGACAAAGCAGAAAAGGCAAAAAGAAAACAGCCTGCTGTGACTAACTATATTGGTGAGTGTTTTTTAAAGATTGCTAATCACTTATCTTATAGACCGAATTTTATAAACTATACCTATCGTGATGATATGATATCAGATGGTATAGAAAACTGCTTACAGTATATGAGCAACTTTAATCCAAACAAAAGTAATAATCCATTTGCATATTTTACACAAATTATATATTATGCATTTATAAGAAGAATACAAAAAGAAAAGAAACAGCAAGATGTAAAGGCAAAATTAATTGCTAATTCAGGTGCTGAAATGATGATGGATTCTTTAGTGGGTGATGACGCTCAATACAAAAATCAGATGTTAGATTTCTTACAAAAAAATGTAAAAGAAAGCGATAAAAAAGAAATTAAAAAAAAGTAGTTATATAATTAGGTAGGTATGAAAATAGCGTTATTAAACGACACACACTTTGGTGTCCGTAATGATAGTATGATCTTTGATGATTTTATACATAAGTTTTATGATGAAATCTTTTTCCCATATTTAGAAAAACATAATATCAAAACACTAATACATTTAGGTGATGTAGTTGATAGAAGAAAATATATTAATTTTAGAGTAGCAGATAACTTTAGAAAAGGTTTCTTAAACAAACTATGGGATATGAAGATAGATACCCATATACTTATCGGTAATCACGATATCTATTTCAAAAACACAAATAAAGTAAACTCCTTACAACAATTATGTACAGCACCTGATGGTGTTAATGAACCTTGGATATATGAAGAGCCAAAGGTTGTTGACTTTGATGGTCTAAAGATATTAATGTTGCCGTGGATAAATCCTGAAAATCAACAACAATCCTTTGATATGCTAAACACAGCACAAGCAGATATCTGTATGGCACATTTAGATTTAAATGGTTTCTATATGCATGAGAATATAACACAAACTCATGGTTATGATAAAAGTATTGTAAAGAGATTTGAAAAAACATTTAGTGGTCACTTTCATACAAAAAATGATGACGGCCAAATATTTTATTTAGGTAGTCAATATGAAATGACTTGGTCAGATCATGGTCAACAAAAATACTTTCATATATTTGATACAGAAACAAGAGAGATACAACCAATAGCAAATCCGTTTACTATATTTGCTAAACTTGTTTATGATGATGAAGTGACAGATTATGATAAACTTGATATAAGTCCTTATCATAATAAATTTGTAAAACTAATTGTAAGAAATAAAAAAAATAATGAAATGTTTGACCGATTACTTGAAAGATTATACCACAAGATTACGGTACATGAATTAAAGATATTAGAAGATTACTCCGACCTTAATGCTAATCTAGTAAGTGATGATGTTGTTGAAGGCACGGAAGATACAATGACACTAGTAAATAATTATGTAGATCAATTACCAGTTGATTTAGATAAAGATAAATTAAAAAATATGATTAAAGAAACATTTGTGGAAGCACAGGATAGTGATATAACAGCAGAATGATAATATTTAAAAAGGTAAGATATAAAAACTTTTTATCAACAGGCCAACAGTTTATAGAAATACAATTAGATAGGTCACAATCTACATTAGTGGTTGGTGAAAACGGTGCAGGTAAATCAACAATGTTAGACGCATTGTGTTTTGGTTTATTTCAAAGACCATTTAGAAATATAAAGAAAGATCAGTTAATTAATTCTATAAACGAAAAAGAATGTGTTGTAGAAGTAGAATTTGTTATTGGTCAAAACTATTACAAGATTATAAGAGGTATCAAACCTAATACATTTGAGATATGGTGTAATGATGTAATGTTAAATCAAGACGCTGCTCAAAGAGATTATCAAAAACATTTAGAATCTACAATATTAAAACTAAACTTTAGATCATTTACACAGGTTGTTATACTAGGTAATGCTTCGTTTGTTCCGTTTATGCAATTAAGAGCAAGACATAGAAGACAGGTCGTAGAAGAAATATTAGATATAGAGATATTTTCTAAAATGAATTTAATGTTTAGAGAAAAACAAAAGCTACAAGATGAGATAATTAAACAATCAGATTTTAATTGTCAACTAATAGATGGTAAAATAGATTCACAAAAGAAACATATAGAAGAATTAAGCGGTAATAATAAACAAATAATAGAAAAGAAAAGACTAGATATAACAAAAGCAGAAACAGATATTACAAATTATAAAATAGATATTGATAAAGTAGAGTTAGAAAAACAAGATTTACAACACAAAATATTAGATGAAACTAAAATAAATAATAAGTATAAGCAACTTCATAATGTAGAAGCAAAGTTAGAAAACACTTGTAGCAAACATAAAAAAGATTTAGAGTTCTTTAAAACTCACAACGATTGCCCTACCTGTCAACAGGCTATTGATGAAGCATTTAAATCAACAATGATTGATAAGAAAAAGAATAAAGTTGTTGAAATTGAAAGTGCTATGAGTCAATTAGTAAAAGAAATTACAGGTACCGAGCATAGGTTAAATGATATTAATAATACAATGGTTGCAATTAGAGAAAAAGAATTATTACTTAACCGTTATCAAACTTCTATTGATGAAATAAAAAAATATATTGACAATTTAAATAATGAAATAGAAGAATTGTCAGATGACAAATATTCAAAAGGTGTTGCAACTGGCACACTTACAGAATTACAAGAACAATTAACTGAAGCAGAAAGTGCTAAAGTTAAACATAAAGAACAAAAAACTTATCTGGATACTGCTAGGTATCTTATGCAAGACACTGGTATTAAAACAAAGATCATCAAACAATACCTACCAATAATGAACCAGTTTATTAATAAGAATCTAGCGGATATGGACTTTTTTGTTAATTTTACTCTTGATGATGAGTTTAATGAAACAATTAAGTCCAGGTACCGAGACGAGTTTAACTATCACTCTTTTAGTGAAGGTGAAAAGTTAAGAATAGATTTAGCAATATTATTTACCTGGAGAGAAATTGCTAAACTTAAAAACTCTACAAATACAAATCTATTAATATTGGATGAGATATTTGATAGTTCATTAGACGCTTCAGGTACAGATGAATTTATGAGAATATTAAGTAATAAACTAGCAAAAGAAAATGTTTTTGTTATCTCACACAAAGGAGATACTTTATTAGATAAGTTTCCTAGTGTATTAAAATTTGAGAAATACAAAAACTTTACAAGGATGGCATAATGGCTGAAAAACTAACACCAGAAAAGATAGAAGAAATCGCTAAGAATTATGAGAAGATAACGCAAGGTAAACTTCCTATAATAAAAGGTGATAAAGAAGAGGTCACAGCAAAGATAGACCCTAAAATTTTACAAGCAAAGAAAGAAGAAAAAAGAATATTACCTTTAATACCACCTAGTGATCCTAGACTATTAATGCAAGTAGCACCTTTTATAGATGATACTTTAAAAGAATTTGATTTTAAAGATAGAGTTGAATTATCAAAAGTCATGTATGATACTATGGTTAAATATGGCGGTATAGGCTTATCAGCAAATCAAGTAGGTTTACCTTATCGTATGTTTATTATGGGTGGTCATCCTAGTATAGAAAATGGTAAAATAAGATCAGTATTTAATCCTTTAATAAATGATGTTAGTAAAGAAACAGTAATGATGAAAGAAGGTTGTTTATCTTTTCCTTTTCTATTCTTATCAATAACAAGACCTAAATGGTGTCATGTAAAATATACAGATCAACATGGTAAAGATGTAGAAGAAGTATTACACGGAATGAACGCAAGAATATTTCAGCACGAAAACGAACATATGAATGGATATGTATTTACAGATTTAGTAAGTAAAATGAAACTAGATAGAGCAAAAGAAGCAAGAAAGAAAATGCTTAAAAAATATGCAAGAGGTGGTGCAATAAGATAATGCCAATAAAAAGAAAAGTATATCTTGAATTAAAAGCAATGTATGACTTTCAAAGAAAAAAAGAATACAATAAAGAAAAATTAAAGAAAGCAATAGATATGATATTTGAAAATCCTGAAGTTCTTTTTGAGGAGATATGGGGCAAAATGCAAGAACAAGATATGGTAGAGGCACCAAACGATTGGATACCAAAAGACGATAGTTTAAAAATAGAGGGAGAAGAATAATGTACGATTACGATCCAGATAAAGATAGAAAAAGTAAAATAGCAAAAGAAGACCCTAAAGAATTAATGAAAAGATTTTTAGAAAAAGGTGGTAAAGTTCAAAAACTAGAACCAGGATATCCTACAAATGTAGGTAGTTTAGATAAGAGTAAGAAACCAGCATTTACTAGAGAAGAAATTAAAGCAGGCAAAGGTGGCCACGCACCTAAACCAGATTATGATACATATAAAAAAGGATCTTATCACGACTATGAT